AGGAGTTTGAAAGGCCATTTGTTTAATTTTTGCTGGACTAATTAATGTATTTACAGAGCCTAAAAACTCACACTCAAACTCTTGTTGAAACTGCTCAGGTGAGGTGTTTCTAATTGTTCTTTCTTTCCAGTCTTCGTCACGACCAGGCACTTCCGACCAATGTACTTCAATAGGCACATAATCATTTCTACCATTCTCTGCGTCTGTCCATAATTTGTAAAATTGATTCATACCATAGGGTGTTGATACAATAATCATTTTTGTTTTTTGACCAGAGGAGATTGTAGGATAAACAGAGCTAAAAAACATTTCGGCAATATTAGCAGGTACGAAAGCGTACTCATCTAGGAAAATAATATTATAAGAACCACCTCGGATTGCACTTGAAGAAGTTGCAGCCGCCACAATAGTTGACTTGTTTTCTAATTCAATATTACCTTTGTTCCAGTTTATAACTCCTTGTTGCATCCACTTTGGTAAGTTTTCATATGCAAGTTGTAATCTACTTAAAATATCTCTAGCAGTTGAAGATTTATTGGCAAGTAAAGCAATGTTTGAATTAGGATTAAACAATGCATAATGAAGTAAATAAGAAATAACGGTTGTTGATTTACCTGATTGTCTTGGTAATTTACAAATTGTAAATCTATTGTTATGCATAGTGTTAACAATTTTTTCTTGAAAACCATACATTTTAAAAGGCACTAAACCATCATCAAGAGATACAATTTGAATATAATTTTGCATAAAGTAAATAGGGTCATTAGCACACTTTTGATATTCTACAATTTGTTCTTTTGTAAATTCAACAGGTGTATTTACTTTTTTTAGATTCGGATTACCTAGATATGCGTCAGACATTTATAACTATTCCCTCTATATGTGTATAACCTAATTGTCTGGCAGCCTGTACCCTTTGCGAGCCACGCCACACAGAATATTCTTTTTCGGTATATTCTACACCGTTAACACCTTTTCTTGATGTTAAACTAACTTCGTGTTTTAATACTTCTATTGGATTTATTAATTCTTCACCATCTAACAATTGTTTTAGTGGTGTCATAGACTTGATAAATTGCAACTTACTTAAATCAAGTATTATCTTTTTCGGGTTTGTCAATTTTGCCTTCAATAATTTCATCTTCGTTTTTCCGATTTAGCATTTGTTGTAATTCTTTTGTAGAACCTACGAACAATGCATTTTTAATATTAGCACTTGTTTTATTAGGTACTTCTTTTAAATCTTTTAGTTTCTTTTGTAAGTCTTGTAGTTTATCTACCGTCTGAGCTACTTGACTTATTAATTGACCTGCAACTTCATATGCTCTAGGGTGTTGGCCTTCTTTTGCAATATCTAATATACCTTCAATTGCCTCATTACCTTTATCTATTAAATTGTAATAGTTATCTCTACTATGAACATAATCATTATCAACATCATCTTTTGTTTCATCAATTTTTCTAGGAACAGGAGCTGGTTGTTCAAAGTCTTTTACTACAACCTCACTTTTCTTTTCTATACCTAAAATTTCATTTACACTATCTTCAAGTTTACTCATCTGTATCATTAGAAGGATTATAATTTTTACCATCACTAAAATTTAAAATTTGTGTAGTAAATCCAAAGTCATCATCTGCGTCAGCATTTGCTGGATTTGGAGTTATAATAATCCTCTCCTCTCTTGTTGCTGGTGGTTTTTCTGTATCAGTATATAAATCGTCTTGTACTTCTTTAATAACTTTACTATTGGCCATAGGACCAAATAGATAAGTTTTTGCTGTAAATGATAATGTATAAATCACAGCTCTTCTATTAGTAAAACTGCCATCATAACTATCTTGATAATCAACACTATTTAAAATAATTGGTACGTCTCTTTTTATATTTAAATCAGGAACCATATTAACGGTTACCGTGTAATCAGGTTGGAAGAATGGTAAAATCTGTTCTACAATTATTAGTCCGTTTTCAGCAGTTGCCGTAAATATATTAAGGGTATAATTGACATTGTACGGAACAGGAGTATAATTATAATCCATAACTTTACCATCTTCACCGGTCTTAACTTGTTTGAATTTTTGCATTTTGTTTAACTTCCTACTAGAGTCATAAGATAGTCCTGTCATTTCAAAACCCATTCTAGGTAAGGTAACTGCAAACTCTCTATTATCTAAATTAGCTTGTTCATCTAATCTAACTAAAAACTTTTCTTTAGGTGCATATGCTAAAGGCACTCTATATCTTTTGGTTACTGCACCAGTAGAAGATTTATTTTGAACAATAACATTGTTAAACAATTGACCAAAACCAATTGTTAATCTTCTAATACCTTCGTTGTAAAAATGTGAACCAAACATTATTCGTCAACCTCTCCGAAAGGATTTCTTTCTGTAAAATCTAATATATCATCTGCTGTTGATACCGTATCATAACCAGCAGAGGCGTTCATATCTAAATTACTTGCATAATTAGATTGTACGGCTATTGTATCTGTACCGTCAAAAGTTTCTAACATTAATAATGCTTTTTGACCTGTTGAATAATCAAAGTAATCTTCTAATTCAATTGAACCATCACCTGTCAATGCAACTTGACCAGATTCTAAACCAACTTTATGATTTAATGTATTTAATGAATACTTATCTTCAGCTTGGTCAAGTATTTCTTGACCTGTATTAATCTCTTCATTTGCATATTCAAATCTAGTCACTCTTAATTTATAAACAGGTAAATTTCCTAATTGAAAGAATGGCTCTTGGTCTTCAACAAACTGAATTTCAAAAAATGAATTCATTAAAGGTAGATAAATTATATCTCCCTCGTTTGGTCTGCCTACTGCAATTAAATTAGCTTTACTTGCTACGTGTTCCTCAAATCTACGTTTAGAAACAACAAGTGTTGTATCTTCTCTAATCTCTAAACCAAATTTGTTAATTAATTCTTGTTCGCCAGCAAAGCCTTCTTGCGTTTCAAAATACATTTCAATCATATACGAGTCGTCAAAACGACTTGTAGTATCTTCGCCTAATACTAAATCTCTGTTAACTAATGTTCGTGGTAGGTAATAAACGTCTTGTCCGTAGATTTTTAATCCTTCAATGATTAGGTCTTCGTGCAATCTCTGTTCGGCGTTATTACCAATGCCTCGTCCACCTTGAAAGTAGTGATTGATTGCCATACATTTTACCCTATCATCATTGCTGGATTTAATTCGTAAGACGTTCTAATTTCTTGTTCTAATTTTTCAATGTCTCCCAATGCTTGAGAAAATATTTCTTGACCGTTTAAGGTAACTCCACCAATCATTTGAACACCACCAAATTTAGATAGATTAGCACCCCATTGTCTTTTAAACAAAGCAGTCACATATCTTTTTAAAAAGAGGTCATTGTAAACGTCTGAATTTGTAGCTGGGTCTAGTTTTCTATAACATTCAATTACCAAATATTCATCAACTGCTAAATCATTTTTCCAGTCCATATCTATATAAAGTTTATTTTCGTGTTGATTAAATCTCATAGGTTTTTCACCAACTAATATGTGGTCTAAAAAATCTAAATGTCTTAATACTACATCATAGTTAACAACACTTGTAGATGAGAAGTCGTAAAGGTCATTTAATCTCAATTGGTATCTTACATCAAATAAGTTTAGACTACCTTTAGAAGAAAAGGGAAATATATTAATTACAGAAAGAATAGAAGATGGTATAGCTAACCAATTCTGTCCTTCTTTCCAAGTAGTTGTATCAGAACCAATAGTTGCCGTTTCTGAAGCGTCTGCTGTCATTCTAGCTTTATCAGCTGCTGTGTATTGGTATTTTAAATATGTTCTTTTAACACCATCATAATGGTATTGAGCAAAGTATTGTATAGCCTCATCAATTCTATCTTCAAGTTGGTCGTCATCAACGTTGATTTCAATTACAGGCTTACCTAATGCTCTTAAAGCATATTGTTTTAAATTTTCTCTAGTTGCTGGTTCTGCCATTTGTTATACCCTATTCTGGTATATTTATAATAGTTATTACAAGTAGGGTTGGTTTTCTGAAACAAACGGAAACAAGTTGTCCGAACAGAATAATTTGATATCCTCTTCAGGTAAACCAAGTGATTGCATAACTCTAGGTGTATGTGGATTCTTTTGTTGATGTTCAGAGTAGTAATTTTGTGCTTTAATTACATCTTTCATATCAGCTTCGCCTTCGTGATTTCTAATTTTGTCAATATAATTATTTAAATTAGAAACGGCCATTGTACAAATTTTATTTAATTCTTCTTCTTCTCTTATATTACCAGCGGCTATCATACCTCCCGAGAAGATAGCCTTTGCCCAATCTGGTAACTCTCTCTCTTTGCTCGGTTTAAATGATTTGTTTTCTTCTATAAACCATTTTGTTAATGGGTGGTCTTTTTGTAGTAAAGGACTAAAATCGTGAAAAGCACCTGTTACCTTTTTTTCACCTGCAATAACATCAAAACCATAAATTGGTCCACCATTTGTTAACATAGGAAATAAACATAGATGAGCCATCCAGAGACCTTTTGATTCTCTAACATCAACTACATCTAAATGAGCACGTCTAATATATCTATTATTCCAGGTTCTATTTACCCAGCCTAATTTTTCGTTATTGAATCTTTCCATACCTGGTTCTTTATATTCAACCAGATTTTTATTTAAGACTTCAATAGTCTCATTACTCCACTTTATTAGTCTGTCCCAAATCATACATTTCCTTAAATAGTTTTGTTGCACTTTCAAAACAAAATATTGCTTCTGGCAACACATTTACCTCATATAAATTTAAATAACTTTCAACTCGTTCTTTTACAATTCTCTTATATTCTTTTGCCTCACCGTGTTTAAATATATAGTATCTATTAGGTCCAGGCGTTTTTTTCATTATCATTTGACCACCTGATAAATCACCTAAATGTCTTACATAAACGTGAGCATATAATTTTTCATTCTCACCTCTAATAGTTTCTAAATGTTCAACGTAAGCTTTTGTACTTTCAGTTTGAACAGGAGGACTACCTATATCTCCCCATAATGCTCTGTAATCATAAAAAATATGAGGCGCTCTTGGTAGATTTAATGTGTCGTGAAATAAAGAACTTTCTAAACAATACTCTTCTAGTTTTCCATAACAAATTAATTGATTATATAAGTAGGTTGCATATAATTTTTCATCAATAGTACCTGATAATAAAAGTTTAACAAAGTCTTGTCTCTCTGCGTTTTTATGATATTCCCAAGTTAAATCTTTTATTCTATACTTCTTCTCGTTGTCCATAATCTCTATCACTTTCTTCTAAAAAGGGCTTTTCTCTTACAAATTGGTTATCTTCAACACCTTTTCTATGGTCAATAATTTTATTTTTATCTAAAGGATAATCTTCAGGTGTTTTATGGTCAATAAAGCCTTGTTTTACTTCTTCAATTTGTCTCTTGGCATCCATTTCTCTCCAATCACCAAACATTTTAGTTTCTTCCCATACTTCCTTTGTATTCATAAAAAAGTCAGACATACCAACAATTGCTTTGATAGTATCTTGTCTTGCTCTTGTAAATCTTTTTTTATCATAATCTTTTAATGGTAATAAAAAGGCGTTTACTTGTTCTTGTTCAACTTTTAATACATCTTTAAATAAATCTACTAATACACCATAAACAACTTGAACAGAAAATCTATTAATTGGTA